TCCTTCTGAAAAACCAGACGCATGGAAGTTTTAAATCCATCCCATTCTTCCGAGTTACAAATTTCTTTAAGGAATCATTGTATTCTTAATGCATCTAAAAGAATTTGACCGAAGCGGTTTCTTAACTTGTCGATGAATTTTTGAAACTTGACTTCATCTCTAGAAATTGTCTGTGATTGACCTAAAGAAAATCCAGTTTCGTCTTTTAGTCTGCTCTTAGGAATATTCAGCGATTCGTACATCTTCTCTTTAAACCAATCCAAAGAGTCAAAATATCCTGTTATGTTTTGTGCGCCGGCTAGCGTGGTAATTTCAGTGCCTTTACCACCATCGCGGCGCGGCATCCAAAAATCTTCAAGCATGGACATATATTTTTTGTCGTTCTTAACATCGCCAGTCTGAGAATCATAAACCATTTTGTTACGATAACGGTTTGAGATGTCTTTCAAGTATTGTTCAGCTTTAAGCTTCGGCAATGTACCAACGTCAACGTAGAATACTCTGCGTTCGGGCGCTCTTGCAATGAAGTAAACAACTGTTGCGTCTTCCAACATTCTAAGTTGATTGATTGGTCTAATTGCCTTATGCAAATAACCCAACATCATGTTCAAATTTGCGTCTATTACTCCGCTAGTAGCAAACAACATTGAATCTTTACTAATCTTTAATCCTCTATTAGTATTCACGCTTCCAGATACCGTATCGGTATACAAGAAATACTCTTCCATCGAATCAACGACTGTGACACCTTCAGGTGTAACACGAGTCTTAACGTCTTTGATTTTCCTTACTTTAGAAGAATCTAACAACACTAGCTTCTGAATGCCAGCAGCTGTATTATTCTTGTCAACGATTATTTGCATAGGCAATCTACCATCAACATACCATCGTCTAAAAAGCTCAGACGATTTTTCATCGTATTCCATTAAGTTTAAAACTTCTTTAAACTCACTTTGAAACTTTTCCTTTATTTGGTCTGATATGTTTTCGTTTGAATCCATATTCAGTTGAACCATTTTTGTATCTTGCTCTTGTGGAATAGCTTCAGTCACGATTTCTTGAATCGCAATATCAACTTCTGCAAAAAGAGAAATTTCACGATACTTCTTGATAGCTTCTAGCTCGCTTTTTAGCGATCCATCAATGTCTAAGCTTGTACCAAACGCACTGGAAAAAGACGATGAAGAGACGACGGTAGAGGAACCGTCGTCATCTAATCCAGCTGATAATGCACCAGAGAGTTCTTCTTTTTTGTCTTCTTTTTGCTTGATTTGTAAACCAAAAAGATTTAAGACGTTTTCAGCTGATTCTCGTAAGTCCATTTTATTCACTCAAATTGTTTTCAATGATATATTTATAGTCCAACGCCGATGCTGCCAAGCGGAGTAGAGATGCTAACATTAGCTGAAACACCTTGATTGCCGGCTGTAATATCAAACCATGAGTAAGCAAATTCAACTCCGAACTTTTCAACGGCGTCGTTATCTCCGAAGTTAAGGCCAATAGGTGTGATGCTAGTTGGCCAAGCGTCTGCGAATGTGTACGTTTTTAGCGAAACTCCATTGCGGTCCAACTGCTCAACTTGCATGTCAACTGTATATGACAAAGGATTTGTCGAACCTGTATTTGATTTGCGGTTGTTAATAACGTTCATCCAATTTTCAATTGCATTATGAATTGCAAAGTCGGTGTCGTTAATAACAGTTATAGCCCAATTATCAAAGCGACGCTCGCCGGCGATTTTAACTTCACGACCACGATACATCAATGGTGTAACGTTAACCATCTGACCAGGAAGAGAAGTAGCCTCAACCAAAAATTGAGCTTTGCGGGCTGCTTCGTTACCACCACCAACGAAGGATGGGAAAGCTAACGAAACTCTGAATTGGTTGGCGCGAGCGCCACCTCCCAATAAGTTTGCTTTAAAATCTAAAATGCTCATTTATTAACCTCCAACTACTGTTGAGAATGCAACATCTGTTCTAGTAGCAACAAACGTCAATGTAATAAAGTTGATTGAACGAGCTGGTTTAATGTAAATTTCACCAATGAATTCATTTCTATCAACTACGTCCCCTGTGTTGTTTGACGCATCGCATCTAACCAAGAAATCAGTGATTCCGCGGCGACCTTGAATCCCTCTCAGGTATGGCTCAACCATATTCTTGAATTGGGCACGTGTGAAGTTATCATTGAATTCAAAGAGCTGGTATTTTGATGCAATTGCAATGCTCTTTTCTAGCACGATAAACAAACGACGAACGTTAATTCTATCAAATGCACTTGGTTTTGCTGTCATTGTCCTGTCGCCCAATAATGTAGGGCCAGACTGAGGGTCAATAATAATAGGGTTGATGCCTTTAGGGTACAAGTAATCACGAGCTGCCGGATTTGGGTTGTATGCTAGCTTCAATACGTTCTTCATGCCACCGCGGTTGTATCCCCCGAACGACCACCAAGGGTCATTTGTGGCATCAGTTCTTGCAGCCAAACCAGCACAGTCACCGTTCATAGGAACCCAACGATATTTTTTGCCGTAACGGTCAAAAATATATTTCATGCCGGTGTCCATAAAGCCATATGAAGCAACAACATCTGCAACGCCGATTGAAGTCAGCTTAAATGTTGCTATTGCTTCCATTGATCCAGTACCGTCTTTAATTGGTGCTCCAGTAGCGTGTGCCGAGCAAAATGCAACTGAATCCAAACGAGCGTGTGCAATGTTTTCGATAACATACTTTTCAACTTCACCTGCTACACCAACCGAGAATGCTCCGGTCATAAACAATCCAATATCATACAAATCTTTGTTAGCTAAAGTGTCATATGCTGCTTTCACTTCAGCTACAGTTGAAGAAGCGCCTGTAATACCACCCGACAAAGTTGCCATGTAAAAATAAGGGGCTGAAACAACGTTGATTTGAGCGAAAGTCTTGTTTACACTCGAAACGTCAAACGCGGTTGAGCTAAAAGGAACATCATTAGCGCCGGAAGTTGCTGTTGGGTGACCTGTCCACCAAATATAAGTAGATTTTTCGTTCAAAACATTCACATAGTATGTGCTCAAGCCTCTCACGTCAACTGCATCGGACGCTTTAGACAATCCTTCGTACTTTTCTAGCACTGTATATGGCACACCTGTATGACGACCATCCATATCAAGAACTAGAATATGAACTTCATCGTTCTTAGGAGTGGCGTCGGTTGTGCGCGAGCTAACAAAAGTTGATGTGCCTGGAGCAGCTTGGAAAAAGCTAGTTAGCTTTTGACCGTTTGGTAAAATTGCCAAGTTGGTAGTTGACCACGATTCTAGCGCAGCCCACGATGATGCATCTACAACAACAACACCCAAACCGTTACCAATAACACCCGAGCTCTTAGCTAACCATTCGCCTGCGTTTGTTTTTTGTGTAACAGAAATAGCATCGTATTCGTTTTTATTTACAACAGAAACTAGAGACGACCCACTAGAAACGGCGTTTGCGGCTCCAGTGTTGGCAGTGCGCACAGCCCAACATGCGTTGCTATACTTAAAGAATTCTGCAATTGTGTGCCAATCATTCGCATTAGTGTCATTTGGCGTTCCAAAAACACTAACTAATTGAGCTTCAGAAGAGATTAGCACAGGGGTATTAACTGGACCTTTGGTGAAACGACCCACCATGCCACCCACACTAGTTGCTACATTTGGCACAATAGTGCTAAAATCCTTCTCTTTAATTTCGATACCTGGTGATAATAGAGTCATTTCTAACCTTTCTTGTTAATAACTTCAAACTTCTTTATATATTTATGGTTTTGTTAAATCTGGTAATTCTTCTAAATTTGCCTTTTTGTTCTTCTTTTTATATCCCGTTTTGCAGGATACAGGTGGCTCAGCATCTGTGGGTGGCATTCCAGCAACGTTGGCGGTGCTAGTTGCTGGGACTTCTTCCAAAAGACCTAAATACTCCTTAAATGACTTACGAGTTCTTCGCATAGTGGTATATCACTTTCTTTTAACCCATTAACATTCTTGGGCATTCTTCCGAGAAAAACTAACACGGTTTTTAAAACGTCCCAATTCTCTTGTTTTACTTTGTGAAACATCATATCAATACAAATGGAAGGTTCAAACACGTTCAAAAGTGTCACCACATTGTTAAGCAGGATGTTTGTAGATTTAAAGTCCAGCTCACCTTTTGCACACGCCCTTGTCAATTGCAAAAACTTACCGACATCTTCATTGAAATCATCTATCGTTTTTATTGTGGGATTGTCATATGCCTTCATGGCATATATAATAAAGTTTGTATCACTAATCACGGTTTATATTGTACTGTAAGATGCGCTGTTCCCACCGACTATAATCCACTTAGAGTAAGTCGAAGAATATTGTAGCATGGTTGATTTTCCAACTGCGTCTAATGTTATGGTATTGAAACCCAATCCAACACAAGTTATAGTTGATGTTTTTCCTAAGTCTAAAGTGTTGACCGATATTGTCTTTATCTGACCATTGAACCCTGCAGACAAAGAAAACAATCCACTCACACCAGCGTTGTTATTCAGCAACGTCATTGAGCGAGTAGGGGATATTGCTTTCTCGCTCAAGTCGGATGCTGTAAATGTTACAATCTCAGATGATGCTACAATAACACCATTTGACGTTTCGCTACCAACCTGCAAGTTACCTGCAACATGTAGCTTAGATTGTGGAGTTGACGTACCAACCCCTATGCGGTCAGTAGAACCAACAGCAACAAAAAGAGAACCATCGTTTTTTGATGCGATAGTTGTGTTGACTGCATTTTGCGCTGGGTTCAGTCGAATCGTATCTGTTGAATTCAGATTTTTCAGAATGGTTGTTGTTGTGACTTGTTTATTAACGCCACCCTGAACAACCATAAACAAGTCGGATGCTGTCAACAACACACCCCGACTCATTCCTGTAAGTTTAATAGATGGCATCTTTATCCTTAAGCTACAGCAACGTTATTAACAGAAACAACATACCACGAACCGCTCACGTTTTTCAACTTGGCATAAGCTCCTAGCGCTGAGAAAGTTAAGGTGCTGACTCCGATGCCAGACGTAACTGTAACAACTGCACTTGGAGTAACTCCAGATACAGATGCCACAACGATTTCTTTCTCCATGCCATGTGTTCCAGCAACCAACGTCATTGCACCAGCTGGGTCGGTCAATGCAATGCTCGTCGTCAGCAAGTTGGTTGCAATAGCACCAACTGCAACGGTTTCAGGGGCTTCGTTAATTATGATACGACTTGGCATCTTGATAGCAATAGTTTCAATGTCCACCGACAAAGAAGAACCAGCCTGAGTGACTAGAAATTTGTCACTCAGGTTTAAGCTAGTAATAGGACTTAATTCACTGATTTTAGGCATTTGTTATCCTTAGTTTACTGTAGCTGCTGACGTAACTGGTGCAGTAAACGCAACCACTGCAATTTGACGCTTAGAGCTTGGGAGCACGTCATTGATGTATCCACCGTTAGTTGTGGTTGCAACAACCACTTCAGTCGCTAGGGCGCTGTCAGCTGCAATTGCAGTGTATTCAAATACCAACGAAGTGCTAGTAGATGTTGATGTGTTTAGAATCATTTGGCGAGTTGCTGCGCCTACTGTCAATGCAATCTTTGGAGAACCTTGAACTTCGACTGGCTCACTAACCGACAACGTGACAGTGATAACGTCACCTGTTAT